CCTCGATCCCGCCTCCCCGAAGAGATCCGTCGTACTCTTCCCACAGCTCGCCGAGCTTGAAGTATGTTACACCGCCCTCCTGGAGGGCGCGTCTCTTGTCGTTCGTGGTGTCGAGCCTCGCCATGATCTCCTCGCAGACTGCATCTTTGATCGCCTGGGGGACCACGACGTTATCATCGGCGTCTCGGTCTGCGACCACCCAACCCTGGCGCGTCTTGATCAGTCTCGGCCACTGGAGGGGCTGGGTGGATAGGTCGGTATCGTACTTCTTACCCACAAAAGGAAGAGAATCGACGAGCTTCGAGACGTACTTCAGAAGATCCTCCTTCAGTGCAGAAGAGGCCCCGGTCCAGGCTGAGGAGCCGGGCCTGTCGGCAACGTAGGCGTCCATCTCGGACGATGTGATGTATTCGACCACAAAATCAACCTCCTGGGATTCGAAAAGGCGTCACGTTACCCTGCCCTGGAATATCGTGGCGACGACCGACCCCACCGAAACAGAGTACAGGCGGACCCTTACTTCGCACCCCTCTGGAACCAAGAACGCCTGGGCTTCCACCCAGAACGGATACCACGTCTCACCCAGCTTGATGTCATATCCTATGCTCCCCTGAAAATCGACAGACTCGGAGAGAAGTACGGTAACTGGGGCGATCGATGACCGAGATACAAACCCGGCCGTCACGTCGTCCACCTCGGAGAGGGTCGCGGTGATGGGCTCCGACGACGGCCTCAGGGCCCCATGGATCTCGTCAATCAGGCTCATTGAACCACCCTAAATGAGAGGAGGGAAACGTCCCCCCTCAAGGCAATGCGTAAGCTTCGATCGTCCCGGCGAGATTGGTGTTGCTGGTATCGGTGACGTCCAGGTGAATGGTTCCGTCACTCTGGAGGTATCGAGCCGTCTCGATCGGACCGATGACGTACTCCTCGGTCGCTACGAGGTTGCCCCCGATCGCCAGGTCGCCGAGCCCCCGCCTAAAGGCAGGGTGAGCGGTTCCCGCCTTCAAGGCGATGTCCCCGCCCGTTCCCGTTCCCGCCGAGATGTGGACGAGGATGATCATCCTCTTGAAGTTGGACGCCGCCGCTATCTGGTGGTCGTTGGCTACATCGATCGCATCGGGCGTTTCCCTAGCTTTCCAGGTGCCGTCGCATTCGTTTACCGTGATTGCAGATCTTCCCATGATTCACCACCTCAGCTCGGAGCACAGGTCAGAACGCACAGGCAGCTCGGATCGATGACCTTCGCGCCGTAGCAGTGAAGGCCCCGGAGGGCGTCGGCAAAGAACTTGTCAGGCCTGTAAGCCTCAGTCTCGTTCACGGAGTCGGCGAAGGTGGTCGCCCTCGCCACGCCGGCCACAACCTTGTAGTGGTCGCCGCTGGAGTTGGGGACGTTGTTGGACTGGAGGATCCTGAAGCCGAACAGCTTCGCGATCTCGCCGTTCAGCATCGCGCCCTCGACCCCGGACCAGGTCGGGTTGACGATCGCGTCTTCCTGGAGGAGCCACTTCACCACCCACGGAGGAACGACGACAAACCGGCCCTCGGCGGGGACGTTGGCCTCGTCGAGCTTGACCTTGACTTCAAGAAGCTCCTCGGTTACAAGGTCGGTCGTCCCGTCGAAGATCTTATCGGACCCGTCGGCGCCCACAGCGTTACCGGCACCCGCTACCATCTGGGCGACTATGTACTGATCGGCGACGTCGGCGAGCTGGTAGGCCGCGTCTCTGGTGGCGCTTTCCATCAGCCGGACGTTCATCTGAGCCTTGTCGATATCCTCGATCCTGAAGTTGAAGTACTTCGCTTGAGTGATCTCCAGGGTGGTGCTGGCGTCGTCCAGCTCCTCGGGGTCGCCGATCCCGGCGGTCTTGTTGTAGTTGTCGATCGTTATCGGGCCGTGGGCGGTAATCCGCACCGTGTCGCCCTTCCCCTTAATGTCGCCCTCATAGTCCCGGTTGATGACGCCGGACTGGCCGTAAACAAGGCTCTTCTGGAGAGCCTGGAGGATTTGGGCCGCCCAAACCTCGCCTATGAAATTCGTTATTGCCATCTATCTTACCTCAGTGAGCCCTCTTTCATTTGGGCCTTGATCTGGTCCATGTTTGCGATGATTTGGTCGGGGGTCATCTTCTTGACAGCCTCGCGGGTTAACGGTTTCTTCACGTCGCCCGGAGGTTGCCCCCCACCACCCACAGGCTCACGGGGACCGAGTTCTTTCAGCAGCTTGGCGCCGTCGGCCTTCAGCTCCTCCTCAGTCGAGCCCTGGAGACGTCCCGCCAGGGAGGGGGGGAGCTTGAGGTCGGTGACGACCTTCTGCTTCAGAGTGTCCAGGGTTGTGGATTCGTTCTCGGCGATCTTGGCCTTCAGGTCCTCATTTTCGGCCTTGATCTCGTCATAGTCGGCGTATTTCGCCTTCTCACGGGCTATCCGTTCCTGGACTATCCGGTCCACGTCTGCCTGAGTGAACTTCTTTTCATCATCACTGGACATTTTCGAATCTCCGAAGTTTGCGGCCTTCGTTTGCCTTATTGTCTATATTCACTGGTATAGTATTTAAAGGTTTGTCCTTTTTGTGATAAATTAGGGGGGGAGGACGGCCTCCTCCTCCTTGATCCTCGCCTCCTCGGCCTCGAGGTCCTTCTCGGTGGCGTCGGGGTCGAGCCTGGATAGGGACCCCCACGTCGAGGTGGCTCTCGCTCCCCGTCTCGTCGCCTCCACCTTCGCCGCCTCCAGGGGGTCGGTGGGGAGGTTCTCCCTCCATTCGATAGTGAGGTTGTCGAAGGTCGTCGCCCCCGGCATCCTGGAAGCCTTCTCGAGCTCGGCGGTCGTCTCCAGGACGGTGAGAAGCCCCGGTTTGATCCGGAGCCGGAGCCGGTTGACCTTCGCCAGGGTGGGGAGCATCAGCCTCTTGAGGGCGGATCCCGACTCGGCGAGCCCGGACTTCGTCTCGCCGAAGGCCGCCGGCGACAGCTCGGCCATCACGTACAGTTGGCCGAGGACCTCCTCGATGTGGGAGAACGTCGCCCCCATCTGAGCATCCCACGTGAGGATCGAGGGCGGGGACTCGCCCTCGTTAAGGGCGATGTACTTCTCGTCGGAAGCCCAAACCACCTCGCCCGTCACAGGGTCCTTGATCCTCAGTCCCGGGGGTCCCGCCATCCAGGGGTCAGAAAAGACGTCCAGGGTCCCGGAGATCTTGATGAGACGCCGCTCGATCTCCTCCACAAGGTCGGTGATGCCCTTGAAGTCGTCCAGCCCGAAGACGCCGTCGCCGCTCTTCAGGTTGGAGAAGGGGACCACCAGGAAGCCGGGGACGCCCGTCTCCTCCGAGTCCTTCAGGGTCGAGTACCTCTCGATCGTGGCGAGAGGGACGGCTCCGAGGATCTCGTCGCCGGCGGCGTTGAGCTTGAGGAGACGGTGCTCTATCCCTCCGGCGAGGTGGATCTCGGCCTTGACGTACTTCTCGTCGCCCTCGACGATCTCCCAGGCCAGGACGTGAGCCGTGAAGGTCCCGACGTCGTCGGGGTCGACGACCGGGAACCAGAGCCGAGGGTCGATCCTGGAGATGACTCCCCGGCCCCCGTTCCATCGGACCTTGATGACCCCGTCGCCGAAGGCTATGAGGTCGGAGAAGAGGTCGTAGACCGTGAGGTGGAAAGCGTTACCCTCGACGACCCGGTCGAGGTTGGGCTGCTGCGGCTCGTCGGCTCTGATCGCCGGAGGATTCCCCACAGCCAGGTCGGAGAAGAGGGTCATGATCCGCTTGAACCAGTTGACTCTCATCTTGACGATCCGGGGGGCGTCGTCCTCATTCAGGCTGGTGAAGATGAGATCGTGGTCTCCCTCCAGGAGGAGGCGGTTAGTTGCGTATCGGTCCAGCCGCGCTTTATCCTCTGTTGGGGGCCATTTTCGCCCCGGTCCGAGGAAGCTTAAGTCAGTATGTACGGTCGAAGTCATGATCTGATCCTCCCCCTCTCTCGTCTCGCCGTCGGAGGAGTAAGCCGGCGGCTCTTGCTGATCCTATTAACCAGGTATCGAAGGGCGTCGACGAGGTCGTCGCCCTCTTTAATGGGGGCGTCCTCGCCCCGTTCCGTCGCCTTCGGATCCCATCTGTAACCCTCCAGCTCCTCCTGGAGCATGGGAGTAGCCGGCCCCACAAGCTTGAGCCATCCTTGATTGAACGCCGAGATGACCCGCTGGATGCCGTTGAGGACGTCGTTATCGGCCTGCTGGACCCCCTCGATCCCGTCGCCGATGAACTGGAGCCGGTGAGCCTTCGCCGCCGGGTCGACGTCGATCGATGAGGGGTGCATCCCGTCGAGGAACCTCTTAAGGTCCTTCGATACCTCAGCCGGGGACTTGTCGGCCTTCCGATACTCGCCGAAGACGTACCACGTCTCGCCGATCCTAACAGCTTTCAAAAACGCGCTCGGATGGGTTGCCCCAGGATCGACGGCGACCCTCATCTCCTCCATCCTCTCGTCGGGGAGGGAGGGGACGACGTGAAGGTCCCGGTCGAAGTTGCGATAGACCGCCCCCTCGGCCATCACCCACAGACCGAGAACGTACCTCTGATAGAAGAGGCTGGACGGGGGGCCAAACTGGCGCTTCAGTTCGGCGACATAGGCGGGGCCCAGGTGAGTGTTGTCCTCCAGCGCAAAATGCCAGCTCCGGAGGTCGAGCTCCGCCTCCCGGTCGATCCATTTCTTCTTGAGGTAGTGGCCCGGCCCCCCGGGGTTCATCGTCCCGAATAGCTGAGCCCCCGGCTCGGAGAGTCGAGAGATGAGCATGTTCCAAAAGGACTCCGGGATGAGTGTCCCCTTG